ACAGACAGAATAAACAAAGTAGAACCACAAACTAAATTATTTTGAATAGGTTTTTTGTAAATAAAGAAGTCTATAAAGAACGGTTAGACATTTGTCGAGGTTGTGACGAATATTTTAAACCTACAGGATCTTGTAAAGTATGCGGTTGTTTTATGAGAATTAAAGCAAGTATGGGTGTTATGGAATGTCCAAACGAATATTGGTTAGCGACACAAGAGTACGAAGCACCTAAAGAAATACCTACACACCTTAAAGACGAAATAAAGGAAGTATGGAAACTAATAGACAACGAACGAATAAAAGACACAAAGAGTAAACAAAGACTAATAGAACTATATAATACAATACACGACACTACATACAGTGTAAATACAAATTGTAGTAGTTGTTTAAAAACAATGTATTTATTTATGAAAGACGTAATAACAAAGATATGAGAAAAATAACAGTACATAAAAAAAACAACCGTAAGAAACGAAAAGGAGTACATAGTAAAAACGCAAGTAAAAGTCAAAATGGATATAAAAAAAAATATAGAGGTCAAGGTAGGTAAAAGTAAACACTATTACGAAACAGACCGTAATTTAGATAATACTAAACAAATGAATAAGCAAGACGAACGAGTACCAGAATACTATAAAGGTTTAAACGGTTACGAAGCTAGGAAGGTATGCGACAACTTTAACTTACCCTATCATTTAGCGACAGCAGTAACTTACATAATAAGATCGTACCACAAACACGAAACACCAATAGAATGTTTAACTAAAGCTATTAACCATTTAGAATTTGAAATAGAAAAATATGAGCAAAATAATTAAAGGTAAAAGAGTAGGAAGAGAAAAGACGAGGCACGAAAAACAATCTATAATAAACGACTACGAAAATATAGAAGACAAAGTAATAACACTACCTAAAATAATAACAGAAGACTACGGTTTTGAAATGCAGTTTGGTTTTAGAGAAAACACAACAACAAGAGAAAACGCTTATTCAAAATCTAAGTGGACACCAGAATACAGAAAATGAAATACAAGAACATAATAAAGATATTAGAAAAACAAGTAGAAGCGGGTGTTAAATCGTTATGGACATTTGACGAAGAACAACAAGAGTTCACACAGATATACAAGAACTACGATGACACACTACCTATCTACACACCTCAACAACTATTAGATAAACTAAAACAATAAATATGAAAAGATACCAAGTAAACCTAACAGAAAAACAATTACTAAAATTATACAATGTGTTAGAAAAAGTAAATAAGAAAACCGAACCAGACGCAGGCGGTATTGTTATTAGAATACAAGAACAACTAACAGACAGTTTACACAAAGGAGTGAAGAAAGTATAATGAAGTTTATTTGCAAGAAGTGTAATAAGACTAAAGACATATACAAAGTTAAGTTTACAGCAGTAGGTTCTAACTTAGTATGTAAAGACGCTTACTGTTGTGACGAATATATGCAGCAAGTTTTAACTGACGAATACGAAGGTATGCCAGAAATTAAACGAAACGAAGAACACTGTAAAAGTAGTAACTACATTAAAGGACTTATGAAAGGTGAATAGAACAGAACAACAAAACAAATATTACTTTAAATGTATTGTATTACCTTTAGGAAAATACTTAGGTTATCATAAATTCGAAATGCACGAAATACTAAAAGATATGTTTATAGCAGACACAAGTAAAGAATTAGATACAAACGAATTTAAAGACTATTGCGAACAAATAAGGGTGTGGTCTATGTCAGAGTTTAACTTTGTCTTAGAAGAACCCGAAACAAACAAATAAGACTTATTTATATTATATATTATATTGGTTAATCAATTTATTTCAATTATGGACAAAAGAAAAAATAACGGTGGTGCTAGAAAAGGTTCAGGTGGTAAGAGTAAAGCAGAAGAACAGAAACTTATAGAACACTTAACACCTATGAATAGTAAAGCGCTAGCAGCTTTAAAAAAAGGTTTAGACAACCAAGAACAGTGGTCGGTTAAATTATTCTTTGAGTACTTTTACGGTAAACCTCAACAAAGAGTAGACGTAACAACAAATGACGAAAGTCTAAATATGCCACTAATAAACTTTATAGACACTGAACCTAAATAGTAAATACAATAATCTATTTACGTCTAATTGTAGATATTACATAGTAACAGGTGGTCGGGGTTCTGGTAAGTCTTTTGCAGTTACAGTATTCTTAACACTACTAACTATGTCAAAAGGTGTTAGAGTATTATTTACACGTTATACTATGATTAGTGCACATCTTAGTATTGTACCAGAATTTTTAGAAAAGATAGGACTATTAGGTTTTACGAATATCTTTAATATAAACAAGTCCGAAGTAGTTAATACTAAAACAAACAGTGACATTATATTTAGAGGTATTAAAACTTCTTCAGGTAATCAGACAGCAAGTCTAAAGTCTTTACAAGGAATTAGTTGTTGGGTACTTGACGAAGCAGAAGAACTAATAGACGAAAACACATTTGACACAATAGACCTATCAATTAGAGAAAAAGGAGTACAGAATAGAATAGTCTTAATACTTAACCCTACAACAAAAGAACATTGGATATACAAAAGGTTCTTTGAAAACAAAGGAGTTGAAGCAGGTTACAACGGTATTAAAGACGACATCTGCTATATACACTCAACTTACTTAGACAACGAACACAACCTTAACGATAGTTTCTTACAACGTATTGAAACAATACAAGAAAACAATATAAAGAAATACAACCATAAAATCTTAGGTGGTTGGTTAGATAAAGCAGAAGGTGTAGTATTTGAGAATTGGAGTATTGGTAGGTTTAACCCTAACGACTTACAGACGTCTTGCGGTATGGACTTTGGTTTTAGTGTAGATCCAGATACTTTAATAGAAATAGCTATAGACAAAACGAAAAAGAAAATATACCTTAAAGAACACATATACAGAAACGGTTTAAAGTCACACGACTTAGCAAAGATTGTAATAAACAAAGTAGGTAATAAACTAATTATAGCTGATAGTGCAGAACCAAGACTAATAGAAGACCTAAGACATACAGGAGTTAATATAAGACCTGTAAAGAAAGGTACTATTGAAAGTGGTATTACACGAATGCAAGACTACGAACTAATTGTAGATCCTAATTCTACTAATATAGCTAAAGAATTAAACAACTATATATACGCAGACAAGGGTTCTAAATTATATGTAGATAGTTTTAACCACGCTATTGACGCAATACGTTATAACGTCATATACCACTTAGACAACCCTAATGCAGGCAAGTACTTTGTACAATAATCAATCAGTAAACTAAAAACAACAAATTTATATTATATACTATGAAAGTAAAACTATTGAACGGTAAGAAGAAGTTAAGTTTTAATATACCTGAAAGTTTTGACGAATTAAACTTAGGAAGGTATCAAAGACTTATGTCAGTTCTTAGAAAAGATGATGACGTACACGATATTGAAAAGGTAATAAGAATACTTAATTGTATTACAGATATTCCTAAAAGACAGCTGTACGGTTTAGATATGAAGTCAATAGGTAAGTTAGGTAAACACTTAACAAAGTTTTTAGAAACAGTACCTACAGATGAACTAAAACACTTTATAGAAATAGAAGGTGTTGAGTATGGGTTTCACCCGAAGTTAGTAGATCTTACTTTAGGTGAATTTGTCGATTTGGAAACATATACAGAAAACTTAGAAGAAAATCTACATAATATTCTAAGTATCTTATACAGACCTGTTACAGCAAAGAGTGGTGACAAGTACAGAATAGAAGACTACGAACCGAACGAAGAACGAGCAGACCTATTTAAGAAACATCTAAAGGTTGAAGACTTTAACGGTGCTTCGGTTTTTTTTTACGATTTAGGGACGACACTTTTAATCAATTCGAAGAAGTCTTTAATAAAGAAAATGAAGAAGGAACGGGCTTTGAAGACGGACTAACTAAAAAGTGGGGTTGGTATAATGCTATTTATATGTTAGCAAACGAAAACTTTTTAAATATAGAACAAGTAGTAAAGAAACCAGCATACGAATGTTTAACATTTATGAACTATAAACAAGACGTAAACCAAAAAATAGAAAATGAGTATAGACGCAATAAGATTTAAAAGTTACAATAACGTTATCGACACTTTATCTTGTGTAGGTGAACAACACTTAAACATACAGTCAGTAACAAGTGGTGACATTTGGGAAATCGATTTAGAAAAGAATACACTGTTTCCTTTGTTTCATATTAACCCCGTAAACGTAACGGTAGGTATGAACACAAGAACCTTCAACTTTCAGTTATTTGTTATGGATCTTGTAGAACCAGACGAAAGTAACGAACAAGAAGTACTATCGGATTGTTTAGAAATAATGAATGACATAATAGCAATATATAAACACGGTGAAATACTTTACAGTTACGATGCAGCAGCAGGTGAAGAACAAAGGTACTTTATAGACAACGACTTTACAATAGAACCTTTTACGGAACGATTTGATAACGCAGTAACAGGTTGGGTAATGTCTTTTGCAATAACAGTAGAAAACGAATTAAACAGTTGTAACATACCAATAGACAACACAACTATATGTTCAAAATAAAAATAGGTAAATATAAAATAGAAATAGGTTTTTTTAAAATAACAATAAGAATATAACAATGGCAGACTTAACAACAACGATTACAGAAACTGTAACAATTAACGGAACTAATAGAGGTTCTACAAACACAGTAACAACAACAGGAATAGTAGACACTTTAGAACGTACAATTTCTTGTACTCATTCTCAAACTACAACTATTGCAGAGTTTGGTGCAACACCTCACGCAGCAGCTAGTAATATAGATAGAGATAACGTAAAGTATTTAAGAGTTACTAATTTAGATGACACTAACGAATGTATGTTAGGAGTAGTAACAGGTGCTTCTAATTATCAAGTACGACTAAGGGCAGGAGCTTCTCACGTTTTATATAACGGTGATGACATAGCAATAGGTGAAGAAGACACTACACCAGCTTTTGCAGCTATAACAGGTGACTTAGCTTCTTTACAAATAAGACCTAGTTCATCAAATGACATTCAAGTAGAAATGTTTATAGCTAGCGTTTAGTGGCGTTTGGTTTAAAATACGATAGTATTGAAAACTACTTAAAGTCTTATGGTAAATATATTGTAAGACAAGCAAGAAGTATATTAAAAAAACATAAAGCTTCAGGTAAGTTGTCACAATCTTTAAGATATAAAGTAATTAAAGATGAAGACGGTTTTGACATAAAGTTTTATGCTTCTAAATATTCTGCTTATTTAAACAAAGGTGTTTCAGGTACAAGAAACAAAAGGTACTTTATAACAAAAGAAGGTAAACGTAAACTGTCACCTTTTAGTTATAAGAACTCAAAAGGACATTCACAACCACCAAGTAGTGCTTTAGATAAGTGGACTGTAAGAAAAGGATTAGCACCAAGAAGTAAAGGAGGTAAATTTACAAGTAGAAAAAGTTTAACCTTTTTAATAGCTAGAAGTATTGGTCGTAAAGGAATACCAGCTTTAAGTTTTTATACACAACCTTTAAGTTATAGTTATAATGTATTTAAAAAAGAAATGATAAAACACTTTAAAGAAGACGTATTGAAAAATATTAAAATGGTAAGTAAAAATTGGAAAAGATAAAAAATAAATAAATGAGTTTAACAATAGAACAAAAACCAAAATATAGACTTATACCAGCAGGTAGTAATATAATTTACACACTATATGACGCAGTAACTATAAACCCTATAAATAGTAAGTTTAAAATAAAATACAAAGCAGAAGTATATGTAAGTAATCAAACTTCAGGTATAATTTCAAGTGCTAATAGAGTAGGAGTATTTAAAGTAAGTCCTAACGGTGAAGGGTACGGTATATTTGATTTGTCACCTATTTTACAGAATTATGTAAGTCCAGAATATACAGGTGGTACAATACATAATACAAACAATATATATAATTCGCAATATAACGCAGTAAACTACTCAGAAAACACACCACACACAATACACCAAATAGACGACTTCAGTACAAATAGAAATAGTGTTAGATTTGTTGCGGTAAGGTTTAATATAGAAGCCGCTGATAGTGCTACGGGTAACGTAACAGAACAATATAGTAGTAATACTATTGCAGACACTGTTTTAATATATAACGGTGTTCTTTACGACACAGACATTTTAAAGTTAGGTAGTTCAGGTAATTTTGGTTACAACTTAGACGAAGCAGGTTTTGTAATGAATAGTAATACAGACAAGTTTTTAACTAACGCACCGACTACACAATACATAAGAGAAAACGACTATCAAACTTTAAGTTTTTTTAGTCAATACAATTTTGATTTTTCAGTAGGTGGTGCAGGAATAACACACCCTAGCGTAAAAACAATACAAATACAATTCTATTATAACGGAAGTACAACAGGATCTTTAATTACGAAAACAGTACAAATATCTTCTGGTGGTCACTCAGGTTATATGTCAGACAGTAATGTTAAACTACAATTTGCAGGAATAGGTACAGGTAACTTATTAGGAGCAGGTGAAACAGTACCAACTAATTGGGATTACTACACAGTAAAAGCTTTAGACGATAATGCTAATGTTATAAGTGACACTTATAATTTTTACAAACAAGAGGAAGACTGTAAAGAATACGAAACAATACGTTTAACGTGGTTAAATAAGTTTGGAGTATGGGATTATTATAACTTCACAAAAAAGTCTGTTAGAACCTTTAATACACAACGAAAGTCTTACACACAAATAACAGGAACTTGGAATACAAGTAGATATAGACCAGACGGACACACAGGAGGTAAAAAATACTTTGGAAACAATACAAAAGAAAGTGTAGTATTAAATACAGACTACATAACAGAAGCAGAAGCAATTTGGTTAGAAGAACTATTTATAAGTAATGATGTTTATATATTAGAACAAAGAAGTACAGACAGTGCTAACGAAGGATATATGAGAAAATATATTAAACCCACTACAATAACTAATAGTTCGCATACAAGAAAAACTAAAGCAAACGACAAACTAATACAATATACATTTAATATAGAAGTAGATAAAACTAAGAAAAGTCAAATAATGTAATGAGTGTACAACTAATTTTATACCCACAAAACTACGAAGGTCAATACAGTTCAATAAGCACACCTTTTTTTACAGAATACGTTAGCGATTATTCTTTTAACATAGGTACTTTAGGTTCTGGTTTTAGTGGAACAGCAAATAGCCAAAATCATATGTACTCTAAGTTGTCACCTTTAAATATTTGGCAACAATATAACGCAACAGGAGGTGCTTATACAACTGCTAACGCAGCTACTGTTTCAAGTGGTAAAATAACTTTAGACAGTGCAAGTAGTGGTTATAGTTTAACAGGAATTTACCAACTTATAAGTAATTTACAAATAGGTTCAACATATGTTTTAGAAGTACAACGACTAGCAGGTACAACAGGTATTGTTACAATAGGACACAATAATTCTTTTACAAATAGTGGTGTACAATACCACCCTATAACATTTGCAACTTTACCGAACACTGTAGGAACACACACCTTTACATTTACAGCTACACACACCGAACAAGTATTTTCTATAAACTATGCAAACAACGACAATAGTAATTTAGAAATAGGTGAGGTGTCAATACAAGAAGACGTATCAAGTGCACCAACAGTAGATGTGTTTCGTGACGGTCAAGTTATTTGCGACCTTTACGAAGAAAGTAATATACCTTTAAGTTTGTCAGTAGATGACTTTAAAAATGTAGCAGAAAAGAAACAAAGTTTTAGTAAACCTTTTAAACTACCAGCAACAAAAAGAAACAACAAAATATTTAGTAGTTTATTTGATGTAACTAAAAGTGTTAAAGACGATATATTTAGTTTTAATCCTTATAAGAAAACAAAGGCTATTTTAAAAGAAGACGGTTACACGATCTTTGACGGATATTTAAGACTAATAGATATTACAGATAAAGAAAACGAAATAAGTTATAATATAAACTTATATGGAGATACTATAACTTTAAAAGATACTTTAAAAGACAAGAAATTTAAAGATATTGATTTTTCAGAATTAAACCACGATTATAATAAAACAAATATAAAACTAAGTCACTACGATAATGACGGTTTAGTATTAACTAATACTTTACCTACTTCTTCTTTTGCATATAACGCAACTTTAGGAACAAGTAAGACAGACGTAATAAAGTACCCTTTTGTTAAATGGAATGGTGACACTTACTTAGACACAGGTAATGTAAAGTTACAAAAATTAGAAGACGCATTTAGACCTTTTATAAATTGTAAATATTTATTAGATAGGATAATTACAGAAGCAGGTTTTACTTACAATTCAGACTTCTTAGAAAGTACAGACTTTACTAAATTATTTATGGACTTTAATTGGGGTGAAGGTATAACACCAGCGTTTTATAATGACGTAATAAAAATAAGTGCAGATTATACAGTACCTTCAGGTTGGAATAATATTGAATATACTACAAATCAAATACCACCACACTACAATACTTCTACAAAGGTATTTACAGCTGACGCAGACAACTTAACATTTTCGGGTTCATTTGGTTTAGACGTACTGCATACAGGGGGCGCTAACGAAGTTTTAAAAATGAGGTGGTTACATACAGACAGTTCAGGTACAGAATTAAATTCTGGTACAGTTTCTCATACAATACAAGACACAGGGGGTGTTTACCCAGCAACACATAGTAAATATTTTAATGTAACTTTAAATGATACTGACGAATTAAGATTACAAACTTGGGTTTCTTCTGGTTCTTCAAATTTAGAAATAGTATCTTATTTAAGTTTTCCGTCTTTTGGTATAACATACCAATCTATATGTACAGTACAGACGTCTAGTCAAGTATCTATATTAGAAGCTTTAAATATAAATAGAGGTGACTTAGGACAATGGGGTTTTTTAAAGGGAATAATGAATATGTTTAACTTATTAGTAATACAAGACAAAGACAACCCTTTTAATTTAATTATAGAACCTTATAAGTCAATATTTATAGACGATACACAAAGTCAATACATAACACACAAGACGTTAGATTGGACTTCTAAAGTAGATATATCAGAAATGAAATTAAACCCTTTAAAACTAAAGAAAAAGGTATTATTCGACTTTGTAAAAGAAGACAAAGATTACCCTTTAGGAGTTTATAAAAAAACAACAGGTTACAAATATGGTTCGCAAGAAATAGACGCAAGTATATTTAATTTATTAGAAGGTGAAACTAAAATAGAAGCTAAACCTTTTGGATCTACATTTATAAAACCTATATTTGACGGTTTCACAACAGAAATGACAATACCTGTAATATATACGGGTAAAGATGACGGTACTTTTGAAGGCTACAACAACAAACCTAGAATACTTTATGATAACGGTCGGGTTACTATGGCAAGTAATACATATTACATACCACCACAAAACGGATTAAGTTCAGAAAATCAAAGTTCATTCGGTCAGTTTTCACACTTAACAGAAATACCTACAACACAAAGTACAAAAGATTATAACTTTAACACAGGGCAGTTAATAAGTTCAATAGGTAATACACCTATAGATAACTTATACAACACATATTGGTCAGATTATTACGATGAATTATACAATGCTGACACTAAAGAAGTAAAGTTAAAAATATATTTAACACCAGCAGACATATCTAATTTTGAGTTCTATTTTAAAATAAGAATTAAGAATAGAGAATATAGAGTTAATAAAATAGAATACAAACCGTACGAATTAAGTAGTGTAGAACTTATACTAATAGGATAATGGAATTTAAAAAAGACTTTAAAATAAAACCAAAAGAAGTTAATATAGACGGAACAGTTATATTTACAGACGGTACAAATAATGTATTACCTAATCAGTTATCTTGTGAAGCTTACGGTTACAAATACGACACAAAGACAGGTACTTGTTATTCTTTTGTACGCAATATAAAACTAGACGAAGACTTTTCTAATCTTACTAATAAAATGCAAGGTGAGAACAATAAAATACAATACGGTTCTCATAATACAAGTATAATAGGAAGGAACAACATAGCTTACGGTTTAAACGAAAACTGTTTAATAAGTGGTCAAGGTAATACTATAAACAACGGTATAAATAACGCTACTGTAATAGGATCTTACGGTAAAGCTTTACGACAAGGTGAGTTTGTACAAGGTGGTGGCGGTTCAAGTAAAGTAAATGAACCTCAAAGGTCAGTAATACAACTAACTTGTAACACTACAGACAATACAACTACTAATATGAAAGTATTAGACTTAGACGATGAGTATATTAACGTACAAAACAATAGTATTTTAGGTTTTGAGGCGTTTTTAACACGACTAGAAATAGGGGGTGCTTCTGGTACAGCAGGTAACTTTAGTTATAAACATATACAAGGAGTTGTAAAAATAGAAGACGATTATACTACGAATATAATAATAAAAAAAAATATATCAGTAGGTAAAGTAGGAGTAAATGGTACAAGTAATGTAGTAGATGTAGCAACAGGAACAATAACAATAGCAGTTTCAGACCGTAATAACGTAAATAATATTTGGAATGCAACAGTATATTTACACGAAACGAAAACAAACATAACATTTTAGAAAATGAGTGAACAAGTAGAATTAGAGTTAATATTAAAAGGGGGTGCAAAATCTGTAAAAACTTTAGCTGAGCTTGAAGAAGGATTAGCACAAGCACGAAACGAAATAAAAGGTTTAGAAAAAGGTAGCGAAGACTTTAAAAGGTTAGCGTCTGCAATACAAGACGCAAGTTCAGAAATAAAGACCTTAGAAAAACAAATGGAAGGTTTAGAACCGCAACAAAAAGCTGAAGCATTCTTAAAAATGGGTGAAGGTATTGCAGGGGGGTTCGCAGTAGCACAGGGTGCAATGGGGTTAATGGGTGTAGAAAGTGAAAACTTAGAAAAGATACAAGTTAAAGTACAGTCTGCAATTGCAATAGCACAAGGAATTAGAATGATGTCCGAAGCAGCTTTAATGGTTACTACTGCTAAGAGGGTTGCAATAGAAAAATTATCTTTATTACAAACTAAAGGTATGGTTGTTTGGACAACTGCAATGTCGGCAGCAACAGCAGGAGCAGCCGTAGTACAGAAATTATTTACAGGAGCAGTAGCAACAACAGGTGGTGCTTTTAAAGCTTTAAAGATAGCTATAATGTCTACAGGTATTGGTGCTTTAGTTATTGCTATAGGTGCAATGGTTGTAGGTATTACGTCTTGGATTGCATCTACAAAAGAACAGTCTGCAACACAGGAAGAATTAAACGATGCTTTACTAAAAGAGAACGAAGCTATATTAGATAATATTGACCTTCAAAGAGAAAAGGACAAAGCAGAAAGTGAAGAAGCAGTAAGACTAATTGAATTAAGAGAAGCTAGAAAAAGACAAGGCGAAGTTATTAAAAATAATAACGAAGCTATTAGGAAGAATAATGAGTTAATGAAAGAAGGAGTTTCTTCAGGTTTACAAGAAAAACTTAAAGACGAAAACGCAAGAAGAACAGAAGGTAATAAAATAATTGAAGACAGAATTATCTTATTAGACAAAGAAGCTGACGCAGTACAAGGAA